TTTAATAATAATTTTTGATTCTTTAGGGGGTGTACTTGCAGACACATTTGGTTGTGCCGTTTGTAAATCCATACCACCTAAATTCAAAAATGAATTAAGTTGTTGATATATTGTTCCACCTTTTTTTTCTTCAGCCATTTTTATAATTTTTTATATTTTTTTATAAATACTCAATTTTTCTTGAAAAGTCAATCAAATATAAATACATATTAATTTTTCTTTTTCTCTTTTAATCCATCAAATAACCATGCATTTGCACCATAAGGATTTAATGGTGATACATTATCTGGTCGAATAATAGGTTTATTCTTAATGCTAGTATCTTTAATAGTAAGCGTATTACCAGTAGCAATTCTTTTTTCAATATCATGAATATCATTTGCGGTAATAATAGCATTAATCATTTTTTCAGTAATGCTTTTACTTTGTTTATAACGTGCCATATCAAAATTCAATACATATAAACCAAGTGATAATCCCATAATTGAATCATCATGAAAAGAACGTTTATGATCAGCAACACGATTCCCGGGAACGGTTACAAATGTTTTTAATTCATTTAATAGTCTGACTGAATGAATAATAACATCTTTTAAATGAATTGCTCTTTGCATTTCAAGTACAACTGAAGCACGATTATTTCCAATAAAAAATCCGGGTATTAAATCCACATTAAGTACTTGACCATCAGGCATTGTTTTTTGACCTTTTTTAATATAACCCTGCAATCTATCTCTACTTGGTTTATGTGTTACTTCGGCATGATGAACATTTTCATATCCAAATTCAAGTAATTTTTCAACAGTTTGTACTCCATAACCACCAGTTATATCAACAATTGCATATGCGTTATTATATGATTTACCATATATGAGTGCAATTTCTGCAAGCATTTGTGGTGTTACTTTTCCATAATATTCTGCAACTTGTTCAACTCTATGTCTTTTTATTTTAACTTTTTTTGTTTTACCATTCTTTGTAATAATTTTTTCTTCAATAACTTCTTTAGTTTTAAGTATATTCATAGTGGAATTATCTTCTCCGTGTCCGGGTGAAGCATCCAATGCCATAATATATTCCTCACCTATAATTGGGTCTTCCCAAATCCATACATTCTTATCAACATATTCTTGTTTTAATGGTGGTAATATTTCTTCATCCTGAATACGTTTCAAATATTCTTCTGCAATAAAATTATCACCAGAACCAAGAAATGAACAATTATGATTTGAAAAGCCATTAGCAATATATTCACAATCATCTGAATCAACAATATCGTAAAAATCACATCCTTCAATAACTTCCACAGATTTAACAAAAAAATCACCATTAATTGTGGAAACATATGCAACATTTGGAACTAATGATTTTGCAAACATTTCTTGTGAATTTGCAAGAAAAACATGAGCTTCACTAACAATAATAGACATGTCGTTTTCTAAAGTTATTTTATATCCAATATCTTTATGAGATTTTTCAATTCCAAAAAAGTTTACAAATTTTCCAGAACTATTTAATATTTCATATTCATCATTAATTATCATTGTAAAAAGTTAACGCATTTATCAATAATTTTTTCATCTTTTTTATGTTGAGAATATTCGTTAGATGTGACTACTAATATATCATATCCCATTTTTTTTAATACAGAATATCTTATGTTATCGTTGATATTATCATGCCAATATATTCCATTATATTCAATAATTTTATTATTTTGCTTGAAATCATGAAGCATTATTGAATTTTTATAATTATAATTTTTTGAAATTTTTTCAACATATTCATGATTTAAATCATGAAAATAAACATTAGTTTTATTATTAAGTCTATTATATATTTTCCAAAACAAATCTTGTGATATTTTACTACATTTATTTGCTTTTAAATTAGACATTGCAATCATTTTGTTATATACTGATTCATCATATTTTTCTCTTCCAATAACTTTACCGTATTTTTCTTCATACCAATTTAACGAAGAAACCATTTTATTTGATAATTCAATTTTTCTTTTATCACACATAAATTTCCAATTAGTTCCATATGTTTTTTTAAACCATTCAACTGACGGATAATGAGGTTCACATTTACTACAACTAATTGTAAAATTTCCTTTATCAAATTTCCAAAATTTAATAGAATTATTATGTTTGTGGCAATAAATATCAATATCATTAATTAATATATATAGTCTCATTGAAAACTTATTAAAATTTCTATTTAATGTGTTTAAATTAGAAGTATGTTTCAATACACTTAAATATAATTTTTTATTGTCCCTTAATAATTTACGATTACCAGATTTTCCAAAATAATTTTTATAATTATTTTTTAATAATTCAATTGTTTCTTTTTTTGTATATAATTCATTAATGTTAGATAATTCTTTTTTACAAGTATCCCATTGTTTTTGTGTTGCATTAATATTTGCAATTTTAAAATCATTTAATTTATTATCATATATCATTAATTTATCGTCAAACATAATATTATTAATATCACCTTTATATTTTTTCAAATAAATTAATTTTGCAATTAATTTTTTATTTGACGCATATATTTGCATTTCTTTTGTATGTTCATTAATATTGTTTAATAATTCTGGATATTCTTTATTAAACATTGACGTTCCACCTTTAATTGAATATTTTAAAATATTATCAATATTTTTTATTTTATTTATAGTTTCTTGCTTATTCATAATTATACTTTATAATAAATACGCACAAGAAATATTTTCACCACCAATTTTAGAATATAAATTTTCTATTGTCATAACTTCCACAAGACCAGTTTTTTTATTTCTTATTGTAACCAAAGATAAAAAACTCACACATAAAAGTTCCTGCGCAATTTTACGCATATCACCATTGGCATCTCTTACTTGTTCTTCAAACCAAGGAGAACTTGCTTCCCAGCCATCGTCCATCATTTTAATTCTGGTTTTATTATCCCAATTTTGATCAACTAATTTAGTTTCAGTTTCTTTACCTTTATTTTTATACCAACACAAATTTTTGTTATATCTTGGGTCATTAAACCACCAAATTTCAACAGCTTTAAAGTTATTTTCTCCCCTACGAGCACCATCAAAATGTTTATAGAATACTGCATCAAGACCTGAAGGAGTTGAAACCATAATAGCACCACCACCAGTACCCAATGTAGGTCTTGCTGCAGTCCAGAAATTATCACCTTTTTCTGTCCATGCAGTTTCATCCCAAAATATTAATGTTGGTGTCATACCACGAAGACCTTTAGAACTAAATGCTGCTACACGTGAGCCATTATCATAAATTTTATCTTTTTGAGTATCTTTGAGATTTCTTATACTATCTCTACCAGTTTTTGGTCTTAACCATTTAGGACAGCCATCAATAAACAATACAACATCACTCATAATTTCATCACGTGCTGTTTCAAGTTTATCAGCAACAATTGCTACTTGCCTATTTGAATTAAACATCACGTACCACGCAATATATGCACAGGTAGTTGTCGATACACCTGCCTGACGATATTTATTAGCAACAACAAATCTATTGTGCATATATGTATCAATCAATTCTTTTTGAAAGTCGAATAATTTAAATGGCACAATTAAACCAGCAGCACCCTGTGTCAAGTCAAAAACCGTGAGATATGTTTCAATAAAATAAATTGGATTCATACCACAACGGACAATTTCATCTTCTTGTTCTGTTTTAGTTAATTCGGATGTCCTTTTTACAACATTAGATTTTGTAACAATAATTGGTTCAGCAGTACCACCTTTTTTTCTAAGATCAGCAGCAAGTTTTCTGATTTCTTCTTTTTGTTTTTCACGATTTAAATCAAGAGGAATTAACGGTACATGTTCAGGAAATAGATCATCATCATTTTGAATAATATTATCAGGATTAACATCAGCTACACTCATTATAAATTTTTATAATAAATACTCATAGCACATAAAATAGCAAAACCCGACAATGATCTGGCATTATCGGGTTTCGATTTCCTTCTTCCAAATGGCAAGATGAACACTAAAATAAATAAATTAAAATCTTATAGAAGAAGTTTCTATAAATTCATTATTTTTTAAAATTATTTTTCTTGAATTAAGTAAGTCCTTAATTTTTGTTAATGTCATACCATAATGAAATACCAATAATGGTACATCATCAGTATCATCAGTAAACATTTTATCATAATCACTATGATTATTTTCTGCATCAGTTTTTTCAATTTCATATGCAAGTGCATGTATTGTATGATATCCATGCATGTATGGTCTGTCAACAGCTTCATGTAAACAAAATAAATCAAATGATTTTGTTTTTAAACTAAAAACAGCATTTATAAAATCTTCACTTGGTGGTAATGCATTATCACAAGCTGGTTCTAAATCCCAACACCAACCTTCAATATCAACATTTTCTGGATTTAATGAAAAAATAAACTCATATAATCCTTCATCATTTACATTGTACCCTATCTTATGTACATAGATCAACTTCAATTTACTATCTTCGTATTCCATGACATGATTTTATTATAAATACAGTATAATAAAAAAAGCCACGTTAAATGGCTTATAATTTTTCAAGATTTAATCCTGTTGTTTTTTTTATTTCATTTAGTAATACGGCTTCACACATATTAAATTGTTTTAACTTTTTTGTTTCTTTATATTTAATAATAAAATAAGTAATTTGAAGTAAAACTCCTAAACCGATTGAGATATAAAATGTAATTGAATTTTTCATCCAAAGAAAAGCAATAAATAACATAACATAACTTTCATATTGAAGTGTTTGTTTCCATGAATCAAATACATGAAAAATATCATCTTTATATATTTTTAGAAGTCTTCTATATTCAAGCCAATCACAATCAGAATTATCTTCTTTTATACCCTGTACTTTTAAAAAAATTTCATTTTCTTTTTTCTTTGACCCACCAATATACGTTCTGCGGTATTTGTTTTCGACTGTTTCAATTTCAATATCAAGCATAAGTTAAATTTTAATTATTATACGTAATTATAATGTAAAGGTTACAAAAAAAACCTGAATTTCTTCAGGTTTTTATATTATTTTATTAATTTTATTTATTAAACTCCACCCATTGCTGTATGTCCCATTGTACCACCACCACCAAATTGACTTTGAGTTGAAGCACCTTGAAGTGATTTTGGTGCAAATACTAATGTTGTACGATCTGGATTTGTACGATCTGTAAAAATTCTTAATGTACCACCACCTTCTTCAACATATTGCTTAAGTAATTCATACTTTACATTTGTTGGTGTTTTTTGTGCTACTCTCGCAATTGCCCCCATTTGTGGATTAGTTAAGATTAATTTAAATGCTTCTTTAAATAAACTTTCAACAGCAGCAGCATTATTTGGGTCTAACTTCGCAAACTTTTCTTTAATGCTAAATCCAAATACTTCTTCTATGTTACTTTTTTTTTTAACACAACCGCTTCGAATAATTTAAATTGATTATCAATTACTTTATCAAGTTTTAATAATGTTTCTGATTTCTTACTTTCATTTAAACTTGGTTTTCTAATACCAGCATGTTCTTCAAGACGAGCACGAATATATTTTCTCAATTTCTGTTCAGATTCAGTCATTACTTTTTCTGGTTCTACACTTTCTTTTTTAATATTCTTCCACATTGCTGCAGCAGCTACTTTCTGACCAGCTTCTTTACTGCCATATTTTTTTTCAGCTTTCTTTTCAACATCTTCAAATCCACCCTTGCCAATATTTTCACCTTTTTTTGCTTTTTTTACAACAGCACTTTTAATATCACTTGATAAACCAGCAGATGGTTTTGCTTCTGCCATATATGCATTAACACCTTCTGCAATAGTTTTAATAAGTTGTTTTTTAGCTTCATTCATTGTAATTTCAACACTTTTATCAGGTTCAATTTTAATTGTTGTTGGAGCACCATCTGGTTTAGCAATGCCACCACCCAAATTTTGTGAATCAGCACCAAAACTAAATGTACCTTTATCACCAGCAGGAATTTCAACATCAGTTTCTTCAGGTTCTTCAGGAGTTTCTTCACCAGTTTCAATTGCTGGAGTTTCTTCACCAGTTTCTGGAGTTGTAACTTCTGGAGTATCAGTTTCAGGAGTATCTGTTTCTGGTTTATCAATTTCTTCTTCTTCCTCTTCTTTTAACATATTTGGTTGAGTTTGAACTTGATCAACAGGCATTGTGCCTTCTGATTTAAATTTACTTAAATCAATTGTACCTTTAGAACCTCTAACAGCATTTGCGATTACTTGTGAAATACTTCTTAAATCGATAGGGTCTTGTTGAGCTTTTGCAGCACCAGCATTTGCAGCAGCGATTTGCTTACCTAAATCAGCAGCCATTGCTTCGAGTTTACCTAATGCAGCATTTTTTCTTTTAATACCTGTTTTAACATCCTGTGCTTGACTACCTGCCTGATATGCTTGTTTTGCAGCTTGAACACCCTGTCCTATTTTTTCAGCACCAGCTTTAATTGGGTCAGCAACAGTATTATATGCATTCTTTGCTACATTTTTAATGCCTTTACCTGCAGCACCAAGACCAGCTTTTGCCATACCTAACAAACCGCCTCCCCATGCCTCTTTAAGTTGTGTCATTGCATCTTCTTCACTTGCTTCATTCATTGAATCAACCTGTGGTTGCATTTTTTCGGCATAATCATCACGACCATAATCTGATTTTAATTTATCGAGAACTTCTGGAGATAATTTTATAACTAAACTAATAGTTTTTTCATCACCATCATTCATTCCATCTTCTTGTGCACCAACATATCCATTCACTACATTTGCTTGTTCTTCACTATCGCATTCCATAAATTTTTCTGGACTGTCATAACCACGTGATTCAGCATATTTACCAAAACCACCGCATTCTGCGCACTGTTCTTCTTCAATACCAGCTTCTGGCTCAACTTTTGGTTCATCCTGTTCTACACTATTACCTAAATCTTCAACTTCATCATCACCAACAACTTTGAGAATACCGTCAGCAATTTCTTTTCTGTCTTCAATATCCATATTTTTTAACTTAGGTTTATATGCAGCAATAAGTGATTTCAAATTACCTGTAACAACATTATCTTCCATTTCGGTTTTTCTAACCTTTTCACCTAATTTGCCGATCAATTTATCAATTTCTTCATTACCCTGTGGAACTTCTTCACCAGTTTCTTCACCACCAGCAGGAAGAGATTCTTCACCAGCACCAGTTTCATCACCAGCACCAGCAGGAAGAGATTCTTCACCAGCACCAGTTTCATCACCAGTAGTAACATCTGTTTCTTCACCACCAGCAGGAAGAGGTTCTTCACCACCTGTAGCTGGAACTTCTGTATCGGCAGCGGGTTCAGAAGAAACTGCATCTGGAGTAGCAGGTTCAGCAGCGGGTTCTAATGGAGCA